AGACGCTGGTTGGACTGATGAGCGTGGTTTACTGATTGCAGCTAAACCCCGTAAGTTAGTTGTTCCCGCTGACCTTCAGTTTGTAGCAACTAGATTGCTGGATTCTGAGTTACGGGTAAACACCGCTGATAACGACATCAACGCACTTCGCAATAATGGTTCAATCCCAGAAGGTTACACAGTTAACCATTATCTGACTGATACCAATGCGTGGTTCATGTTGACTGACGTTCCAAATGGCCTTAAGCACTTTGTGCGTACCCCAATGCAAACCTCTATGGATGCTGATTTTGATACTGGCAATAGCCGGTATAAAGCCCGTGAGCGTTATAGTTTTGGTGTATCTGACCCATTGGGTATCTTCGGTTCACCCGGAGCCAGCTAACGCTGAATTGGAGAGGGGGCACTTGTTGCCCCTTTTTCTTTGCTATACTATTAAACCATCCTGACTGCGCTCCATTGGGGAGGCGGCAGACACTAGCCACGACAGGAGAAACATATGGCTACTCATCACAACACGCCCGTGCTGTACAGTGGATATGCGTCCGGTTATAAGGATTTATTATCCCAACCTATTGCGTTAAATCCCGATTATTTTACTTACGTTGACGATTTTCTTGGTATAGCGATTGATACCACTAATGACTGGACTGTTGTTAAAGACAGCGGTGCAACTGTTGCTATTGTTGCAGATACAGTTGGCGGTGAGCTAGGGTTAACTTCTGCTGGTACTACTGATAATGACGGAGCTTCTATCCAGAAGAACGAAACTTTTTCAGTAGACGCTAATAAAAATCTTTTCTTCCAGACTAGAATAAAGTGCAACGACGCTGACCAAACTGACATTTGTGTTGGTTTTACGGTTAATTTTGCAACTAATCCAGAAGCAATGCTAACTGCGGCAGATCGTATTGTATTTCAAGTAGATGATGGAGACGCTTCTATTCTGTGTAAAACAGAAAAAGATGGCACTGAAACTTCTACTGATTCCGGTATTGATTTAGCTGATGATACTTACGTCAAGTTAGGTATTGCTGTAGCAGGTACAGGAAGCGCTAAGTTCTATATTAATGATCTATTAGTCGCTACCCATTCCGCTAATATCCCTGATGATGAGAATCTTACCATCGCTGCAATGAGTGTATCCGGCAGTGCGTCTGGTACTCGTCTAACCACACTTGATTACATGATGGCTTCACAAACACGGGATTAATAGGGGGTAGCTATGGCTACGGCTAAGAAAAAGGTACCCGCTAAGAAAAAAGCGGCACCTAAAAAAGCTGCAAAAAGTAGTTTTGTGCCCGGTACTGCCGAGCATAAGGCTGCGGTTTTGCGGGGTGATATTAAGGAGTAGAGCATGTCTAAAGGTGATATTTTCGCTATAACTCCGTCTACCAGTGCTACGTTGTTAAAAGCAGCGGGTTCTATTAGTGGGTCAGGGGATATAACACTGCTTACTAATGATGTTAGTCCTTCAGGTACGGGCTACAAGCTTTTGTTTACTTCAGCCGGTAATGACAGCGGTAGGACTTTTACTATTACGGGTATTAAAGTTGGTAGTTTAACTGGTGAATCCACTACAGAAACTGTTACTGGCGCTAATGCTGGTACAGCTTCTTCTACCAATTTTTATACTTTAGTGACCAATATTTCTATTGATGGCGCATCTGCTGGAAATGTAAGTATTGGTACTACTGGTTCTTTAGCTTTTGGTCGTACAAGAATCAAGAGTGTTTACTATGTAGGTGCAGGTTCTGCGGGGTCATTAAAGTTTAATCTCAATAGCGCTAGTGGCACTTTGCTTTTACAGGTTGATACTCCTGCATCATCTGCTTCTTTTTCTGACAGTGTAACTATACCTGATGAGGGTATTCTTACTCAGCGAAGTAATAGTAAGAGTGATTTTACAGTGTTGACTTTAAGTAATATTACTAATGTAACTATATTCTGTGGGTAGCTATGCCTAGTAAGTCTAGGAAACAACATAAGTTTATGCAGGCTGTGGCTAATAATCCTAAGTTTGCTAAACAAGCTGGAGTACCGCAGAGTGTTGGCGAGGAATATGTAAAGGCTGATAAGGGCCGAAATTTCGCACGAGGTGGCATTATGCCTAGTTATTATGATAGCACGGGTAGTAAACCCGGAAAGACAGTTAAAAAATATAGTGGAGGTGACAAAGTGAGCAGAAGAAGAGATTTGCGTGACGAAGAAGCGCGTGTAATTAGTGAGCAGGATGACCATGCAGATGAACTTCGGCGTATAAAAGGCGACCGTGGAAGAAACAGAGATGAAGAAAGAGAACGTGTAAGTGGGGCTTTACGCGACGAAGAAGAGGAGATGCATCGTCTGAGAGATGAAGCTGTAGGGATGGGCATGAAGAAAGGCGGCAAAGTACGTGGTTGTGGTATTGCTCGCCAGGGTGTACGCCCCGCTAAAATGGTGAAGATGAGTTAATATAAAATGGCTACTTCGGGTACTGCTACATTCAACATGGACTTCACGGAAATCGCTGAAGAAGCGTGGGAACGTGCTGGCCGTGAAATGCGTTCGGGATATGATCTGCGAACAGCTCGTAGGTCTATGAATTTACTGACTATCGAGTGGCAGAATCGTGGTATCAATATGTGGACGATTGATGATGGAACCGTCAGTCTGGTGCAGAGTACGGCTACATATGCTCTTCCAGCGGATACGATTGATCTTTTAGAACAGGTTATCCGTACAGATGCGGGGGATACTTCCAAGCAATCTGACCTTAATTTGTCGCGTATTAGTGTTTCTACCTATTCAAGTATTCCTAATAAGCTAAGTGAAGGTCGCCCTATACAGGTTTATGTTGATCGTGGGCAGGCTAATCCTTCAGTAACTGTGTGGCCTGTTCCTGATAAGTCCAGCACTTACGTTCTTAAATATTGGCGTATGCGGCGTATAGAAGATGCAGGTACGGGGATTAATACAGCTGATGTTAACTTTAGGTTTTTACCTCCTTTAGTTGCAGGATTAGCTTATTACGTTGCTATGAAAGACCCGGAACTTGTAGATAGAATTCCCATGCTAAAAGCTGCGTATGAAGAATCTTTTGAACTGGCGGCTGGAGAGGACAGAGAAAAAGCGTCTATTAGTTTAATACCGCGTATGTATGGCGTTAGGTAGCTATGAGTCAGCGGTTTGCGTCAGGCAAAAAAGCACTTGCTATATGTGATATATGCGGGTTTCAGTACAAGTTAAGAGAACTTAGAAATTTAGTAAAAAAGAACAAAATAACAGAATTAAAGGCGTGTCCCGAATGCTGGAACCCTGACCAGCCACAAAATAGGTTAGGGGAATTTCCGGTAGATGATCCGCAAGCAATACGCAATCCAAGACCGGACTTTGCTGAACTAGCTGCAAGCAGAGCACATGTTGAGCCGGTAGACCCTTCAATCGTAGTGGGGTTTGGGAAGGTAGGCGTTGTAACTATTTCAATCGCATAGAGGTTTGAATATGAGCAAGAAAAGCAAGAAAGCACCAAAGATAACTACATTTCCTAATGAACCTAAAGTTTATTCTCCCGGCACAAAGGTAAACCAGCCAATAGATATGAAAACTAGCGGTATTAAAATGCGTGGTGTTGGTGCTGCTACTAAAGGAATAATGTCCAGAGGGCCGATGGCGTAGTGAACTATACGGAGCTTAAGACAAATATAAATGACGTTTGTGAACAAACCTTCACAGATGACGAACTTAAATTGTTTATAGTTCAGTACAAATACCTGCGCTTCGTAAAAACCAGACTGGTACTTTAACTTTAGGTAATGAATATTTAACCATGCCGACTGACATGTTGTTTGTATATTCATTGGCGATTATTAACAGTAGCAATTATGTATACCTTTTAAACAAGGACGTTAATTTTATTCGGGAGGCATATCCTAACCCGGATACTACAGGTACCCCGGTTCACTACGCCTTATTTGACCAGACTAGCATTATTATAGGTCCAACTCCTGATGCCAATTACAGTTCTGAAATACATTTTGGGTATTACCCAGAATCTATTGTTACAGCAGGTACAACGTGGCTTGGAGATGAGTTTGATTCTGCCCTTTTAAATGGTGCATTGCTTGAGGCTATACGGTTCCAAAAAGGTGAAGCTGATATGGTTAGTATGTATGAAAAGTTTTATGTACAAGCTTTAGCATTGTTAAAGAATTTAGGATCAGGATTATTACGTGAAGATGCATATCGTTCCGGGCAAGTTAGAAACGAGGTAATAGGATGATTAGTGCAAACGGTGCAATGCAAATAGGCGATATAGTTTTAGCTACTGTGTCTGATCGGGGATTTACCCCCGAAGAACTTGCTGAACGAGCGTTAGACAGGATTCTGTATGTAGGAAGAAATAGTCATCCTGTTATTCAAGAACAGGCAGAAGCTTTTAGGGATCAAATTCGTGGTGTATTGGTGGAATATATGAAACAAGCTATTCGATCCAACCACACTACTTTAGCAAATCGTTTTTGTGATGCTGGGCATCCAGAACTTGTAAAACTATTGGAGATATAACATGGCGATAACTGTATCTACAGCAATGCCCACAAGTTTCAAAGTAGAACTTCTTAAAGGGTTACACGATCTTCAGAACGGGGCTGATACGCTTAAAATTGCGTTATTAAAAGCCACTGCTTCTGGGTCAGGAACTTATGGCGCTGCAAGCACTAACTATTCTAATATCACCGGAAACAGTGATGAAACAAGTGGTACTAATTACACTGCGGGAGGAAATACTTTAACGAATGTAACCCCTGTTGCAAGTAGCACTACGGCAGTGTGTGATTTTAGTGATACTACGTGGTCGAGCGCATCTTTTACGTCTTGCGGCGCAATGATTTATAACACTAGCAATTCTAATTCTGCGTGTGCAGTTTTAAGTTTTAGTGGCGATCAGACTGTTAGTACAGGTGATTTTACTAT